CTGTCTCTGAAATTTCCAATGCCGTTAAGCAACTCAATGATCAAATTAGAGAGGGCAATAGCGTCCTCGGTGAAGTTGATCACCCCGACGATTTAAAAGTTAATTTAGATCGCGTCTCACACATGATTGAAGATATGTGGATGGACGGGCCTAACGGTTTTGGAAAAATGAAAATTCTACCTACTCCAATGGGTACTCTAGTAAAGACCATGTTGGAGAGTGGAGTTAAGTTAGGCGTCAGCAGTAGAGGCAGCGGAAACGTTGCAGAATCTTCTGGTGATGTGTCTGACTTCGAAATTGTTACAGTAGATATTGTAGCACAACCAAGTGCGCCAAATGCATATCCTAAAGCAATCTATGAAGGATTACTTAATATGCGTAACGGCCACCAGGCACTTGAAATTGCACGAGAAGCATCGGGCAATGGAAAAGTACAAAAATACTTGAAGGATGAGGTAACTCGTCTTATCAAGGATCTAAAGATCTAGGAGAAAAAAATGCTAGATGCTATCAAACCATTATTAGATAGTGACTTGATTAATGAAGATACTAAACAAGAGATCCAGGAAGCCTGGGACTCAAAGTTAGTTGAAGTTCGCGATCAAGTTACAGCAGAACTCCGTGAGGAATTTGCCGGCAAATATGAGCACGACAAATCCGTTATGGTTGAGGCTTTAGATCGTATGGTTACTGATAATTTAACTGAAGAAATTAATCAAATTGTAGAGCAACGCACCCAACTAGAAGAAGACCAAGCACGGTTTACTGCTAGAATGCAAGAGGCTAGCGGAACCTTTGACAAGTTTATGTTGGAGACACTAGCAGACGAAATCAACGAACTACATGCTGATAAAAAAGATCAGGCAAAGGTAATTGAGAATCTTGAAAAGTTTATTGTTAATCAATTGGCTGAAGAGATTACTGATTTCCAACATGATCGTCAAGACGTTATTAACACAAAGGTCAAACTTGTTAAGGAAGCACGAAGTAAATTCGACGAACTTAAAAAATCCTTTGTTGATAAGTCAGCAGTTATTGTTAAAGAAGCAGTATCCGAAAATCTAAAGTCTGAGATTTCTCAACTGAAAGAAGATATTAATGCGGCCAAAGAAAATAACTTTGGACGTAAGATCTTTGAGGCATATGCTAGCGAATTTAGTTCTAGTTACCTCAACGAAAACCAAGAGATTAAAAAGCTCAAGGCACTCGTTGATGATAAGGACAAAACACTCGCTGAAGCAGAAGTTGCTATTGCGGAGAAAGAACAGATTATTGAGAGTAAACAAAAAGAAGTTGAAACTATTGTTGAAAATACACAGCGTAAAGAAACATTAGCAGAACTTACTAAAACTCTTAATAAAGAAAAAGGCGCAGTAATGCGTGATCTACTAGAGAGCGTCCAAACATCAAAATTACAGGACGCATTCAATCGTTATCTTCCAGCAGTTATCGACGGAGAATCAGTTGCTCCCCGTAAGACTAAAGAAGTCATTAGCGAGTCACGTAAAGAGGTGACTGGAGATAAGGAAATTAAAGAAAATAAGCCTGTAGAGCAAGATGGTAATATCATCGAACTTCGCAAGTTAGCAGGCCTTAAGTAAGTACAAGAGGAGACTAAAAAAATGTCAGACGTACTATTAGAAAATCGTTGGGACGAAACCAAAGATGCGCTCCTAGAGGGCCTTGATGGTAATCGCCGCAACACTATGAGTGTTATTCTTGAAAACACTAAACGGCACTTGAACGAGGCTTCTACCGCTGGTAGTACCGCATCAGGTAACGTTGCAACACTAAACCGTGTAATCCTTCCTGTTATTCGACGGGTTATGCCAACAGTTATCGCCAACGAAATCGTTGGTGTTCAACCAATGCAGGGCCCAGTTGGCCAGATTCACACACTTCGCGTTCGTTATGCAGAAGCCGTTACTTCAACAGCAAGTGGCGACCTCGGCACAGATACGCTAGTTGGTGATGAGGCTCTTAGCCCATTCAAAATTGCTACTGCATATTCCGGTTCTACATCAACTGGTAAAGCAGACGCAACAGCGTCAAAAGAAGGTTCCGGCGGAAGTAAAATTTCCATCCAGATCCTAAAGCAGCCAGTAGAAGCCAAGACACGTAAGTTGCAGGCTCGCTGGACGTTTGAAGCCGCTCAGGACGCACAGTCCATGCACGGCATTGACGTTGAGGCAGAAATTATGGCTGCCTTAGCACAAGAAATTACCGCTGAAATTGATCAAGAAGTTCTTGCTTCACTCCGCTCACTAGCGGCTACTGAAGAAACTTTTGACCAGTCAGGTGTTTCTGGTACAGCAACATACGTTGGCGATGAGCATGCCGCTCTTGCAGTTCTAATCAACCGCACAGCCAATAAGATTGCTCAGCGCACACGTCGTGGTGCTGGCAACTGGTGTGTTGTATCACCACAAGGACTTACAGTTCTACAGAGTGCAAGCACTTCCGCTTTTGCTCGTACAACTGAAGGCACTTTTGAAGCCCCAACTAACAATAAGTTTGTTGGTACACTTAACGGTGCAATGAAGGTCTATGTAGACTCCTATGCCGCTGACGATAAAGCAGTACTAGTAGGCTACAAGGGTTCATCCGAGACAGACGCCGCGGCATTCTATTGCCCATACGTTCCTCTAATGAGCTCAGGAACAGTACTTGATCCTAGCACCTTTGAGCCAGTAGTGAGCTTTATGACACGTTATGGTTATATTGAGCTTTCAAACACAGCATCATCTCTTGGTAATGCTGGTGACTACGTTGGTGAAGTTGCTATGTCAAACATTTCCTTCAAGTAAGGAAAACGTTTCACAAAAACGGAAAAGGGAGGATTTATTCCTCCCTTTTTTTTCGGCTATACACATAAATACTACTAACATTGCTAGCCTATGCTAGTTTATGGGGACACAACCTCGTAGACCTAGAACGTCTTAAACTCAAAGGAGAAAACAAATGGGAAGACCTATTAATCCAAGCAAAATTGGGCAAGGTACAGGAAGAATTCGTTGTACCGCATATCGTTTTACAGGAGCAAGTGAAGCAACTGCTCCGGCCGCATACATTACTAAACAAGTTTCAACAAGCAAGTTTAAAGTAACAGACGGTACAACAACCGAAACATTAGTGCTTTCGGATTTAGCACAAGGCGCCTTAACAGCAGGCACTTTTATTGTTGAAGGTGTGTTAGATGATTCAACTCGAGTACAAATTACAAAACTACGTAACCGTACAGTACAGTATGATGGTGCAACTAATGCAAAATACACCCTCGGCGGTACTGACAAAGCCGATCACGACACAAGTGACTCGCTAGTTAGTATTGAAATTCAGTAAAATTTTACTTGACATAGGAGAGATTACTACATATAATTGTAGTAATCTTTTCTTATGACTATGAACGAAAATTTTGCATTTATACTAGGTAACGGTAAAACTAGATTAGAAGTTGATATAGATCAACTAAACTCACTCGGCGTGACATTTGGATGTAATCGTGTGTATGAAGAGTTTGTTACACATCATCTTATTAGTGCAGACAAAGGCATGGCGCATGAGATACAAAAATCTGGCTATAGTGCAAAACATAAACATTACACACGTAAACTTAATATTATTAAAGGTAGTGGCGCATTAGAAATATTGCATCCTCAATATGCTGGGTTTAGCAGTGGTCCTGCGGCAGTAGGTATGGCTTGTTATTTTGGACATTCTTATATATTTTTAATTGGTATGGATTTACATAGTGACAATAATACTATTAATAACTTATATGCCGGTACAATGAATTACAAGCCTGATAATGCACAACCAACATATTTTGGTAATTGGGTGTTACAGGTAAGAGATATAATGAGACAGTTTACAAATAACAGATTTATACACGTAAACCCTTTAGATGGATTTAGTCCTGAAGAATGGAAATCTCAAGATAATTTTCAAATTATGGATTTGCCAGCATTTGAATTAATGATAAATAATTAACAAGCACGAAAGACGGTTAAGCAAATGGCGCAAACTAAAAGAATTGCAGGTAATTATACTATAGACCCAACAGGAACGTTTTCAGTTCTTGCTAATACTACTATCACCGGAAACTTAACCGTTACTGGAACACAAACTACTATATCTACAACTGATCTTACTGTTAAAGACAGACTAATTGTACTTAATCAAGGTGAATCGGGTGCAGGTGTTACCGGTACATATGCTGGTATTGAAGTTGAACGAGGATCTGCTACTAATGTTTTATTCCGCTTTAATGAATCAACTGACAAATGGGAATTTACCAATGATGGTAGTACCTATCAAAATATTCTTAGTACAACATTAAACGCAGACCTAGATACTAATGGTTATAATATTACTAGCGGAACATCAAACCAAGACATAAATCTTATACCAAATGGTACAGGACGAGTTGGTATTGAAGGGGCATTAAAATTGAATGATCAAGGAAGTGCGCCCGCTAGTGCTACAAGTGCTACACTACTTTATGCCGGAACTGCCGGTGGTGGTGGCTCTGGTGTGTTTTTTGTTGATGGAACTACTAGTGACGAACTAGTAAGCAAGAGTAAAGCAATAGTATACGGGTTAATATTTTAGGTAGAGGAAATGTAAATGGCATTATCACAAGCAACAGTAGGAACAGGCAATACAGTAATTTTCACTAGTAGTGGAAATAATGCTACAACTGCATTGTTCTTTATGAATGACAACGCATCAGCAAGGACTATTGATTTATACCTAGTGCCAAGCGGTGGCTCAGTGGCAACAACTACGCAAGTACTTAAAACATTTAGTATTGATGGCGGTGATACATATATCATTAACGATGAA